AATCTGGGAACACCCTGAGAAACAAGATAATGGAGAAATACCTAATTACTTATACATTGCAGGATGTGACCCTTATGATCAAGATAAGTCAGAATCTGGTTCCTTAGGTTCATTTTTTGTATATAAAAGATTTTATAGAGCAGATAGAACTCATGATATTATAGTTGCTGAATATACTTCTAGACCAGATACTGCAGAACAATTCTATGAAAACTGTAGAAAGTTATGTATATATTACAACTCTAAAGTATTGTATGAGAATCAGTTAAAAGGTTTAAAAGTATACTTTGAGCAAAAGAATGCATTACAATATATGTGTGAACAACCAGGTATTATTAGAGATATTGTTAAAGACTCTAGAGTACAACGAGGATATGGTATTCACATGAATAGAGGAACTAATGGTTCAAGTGGTATTAAAGATCAATGTGAGTTATATCTTAAGAAGTGGTTATATGAAGAAGTTAGTGGTGAAACTGAAGGTACTAAAGTGTGTAGGTTTCAAACTATTAAATCAATACCATTACTTAAAGAATTAATAGCTTATGATAGAGATATTAATACAGATAGAGTTATAGCACTAATGCTGTGTGTATTACAAACATACGAATTACATAGAATACATGTGGAAGAGCTATTAGACATGAAAACAACGTCTGGTGATTTCTTAGAAAAAATATACCAAAAAAACCTTATATTTAACAGGAGGAATTCTCAATCCCAATTTAATCCAAGCAGAAACTAATGAGTCAAGATATATATGCCAATTTAGGTGGTCAAAATTTACCTCAACAAAAATTACCTATGTCCCAAAAGGATAAAGAATGGGGTAAATCTTGTATTAATTATTATTCAAATTATAGATATACTAATGGTAGTAACTTAAGATCTGATAGATTTAGAAAGTTAATTAACTATGATTTATATAATGGTAAAGTAAACCATAAAGATATTGAAACTATTTGTGATCCATTAGGAGTTAATACTTCTAATACATTCTCAGCTAGATTTCAACATTATGATATAGTGTCAGAACCTATTAGATTACTAATTGGTGAAGAAACTAAAAGACCTGATAATCATATTGTAATATCAGAATCTCCAGAAGATATTAATCGTAAAACAGCAGGAGTTAAACAAAGAATATTTGAAGCTTTACAACAAGGTTTAGCTTATCAAATAGATCCTAATGCTGATCCTAATAATCCACCCCCACCGCCAGAAGAGATAGTTAAGCAAGAAAAGTATACTCCTTCAGATATGATTGAATCTAAAGCAAATAAGATTCTTAAAGTATTGAAGAAAAAAGTTAATACTAGATTGTTATTTAGTCAAGGTTGGAAAGATGCATTAATTGCAGGAGAAGAAGTTTATTGGGTAGGTATTGAGAATGGTGAAGTAACTATGCGTAGAGTTAACCCAGTTAACTTAACAGTTATTTTAGATGGTGATACAACTTTTATTGATGATGCTATAGCAGTAGTTGAAGAAAGAATGTTAGCTATTAATACTATCTTAGATGAGTATGGTGATATTCTTTCTAAAGATGATATTGACAAATTAGAAAACTATACTAGAGGAACCTTTGGTTCTTTTAATACTGCTGGTGGATTTGAACCTCAGTTTGATGTTGTTAATGGTCAGAATGCTTTTGCAGGAATTACTCCTACTAATGCTTACAATGGAAATAATAGTAATAACTATTCTATTAGAGTTACAAGAGTTGAATGGAAATCAATGAAAAAGATTGGTGAATTAACTTGGACTGATGAAGAAGGAACTCCACAATCAGAAATAGTTGATGAGTTATTTAATACAAGAATATTTAAAGAAGCTTTTCCAGATGCCAAAGTAGAATGGTATTGGATTAATGAAGCATGGGAGGGTGTTAAAATAGGATTAGATATTTTTACAGATATTAAACCTAAACCTAACCAAAGACGTAGATTAGATAATCCTTATTTCTGTAGATTAGGTTATACAGGATTTATATATGAAGCAACTAACTCTCAATCAGTTAGTTTAATTGATAGGTTAAAACCTTATCAATATTTATATGATATTATATCTTATAGATTAGAGATAGCATTTGCTTCTGATCAAGGTAAGAAGTTTATCATGGACTTAGCTCAAATACCAGAAAGTCATGGTATTGACATGGATAGATGGTTATACTATTTAAAAGAAATGAATATTGCTTTTATTAATAGTTTTGAAGAAGGTAAAAAAGGAATGGCTACTGGACAACTAGCAGGTAGCAAGTTTAATCAATTCCAAGCAATAGATTTAAGTCTTAGTCAATCTATTCAGCAGTATATCAACATGCTAGATTATATTAAGTCACAAGTAGCCTTTGTATCTGGAGTTACTCCACAAAGATTAGGTGCTATTAATAACTCTGAATTAGTTGGTAATGTAGAAAGATCTGTTAATCAATCTTCTTTAATTACTGAATATTTATATGAAGCTCATGCTGAAGTAAAACGTAGAGCTTATACTTGTATGATTGAAGTAGCTAAGATTGCTTATAAAAAAGGATTAGTTGCTCAATACATGTTAGATGATACATCTATTGAATTATTACAATTAGAAGAAAATGAATTTGAGAACTCAGAGTTTAGTGTATTTGTAACTAACAACACTAAAGATTTAGAATTAAAAGCTAAGTTAGATCAGTTAGTTCAAGTAGCATTACAATCTGAAAAAGTAGATTTATCTGCAATAGTTGAAACATTAATAAATGATTCTCCTAGAGATATTATTAGATTATTACAACGTAAAGAAGAAGAATTTTATAAACGTCAAGCTGATCAAGGTAAATCTCAACAAGAACATCAGATGCAGATTGAACAATTACAAAAACAAATGCATGATGAACAAGTTGAATTTGACCATCTTAAACTTGATCAAGAAAGATATATTGCTGAACAAAACAATGAAACTAAAATACAAGTTGCTGAGATTGCTGTATTTAATAAACAACAAGACATTGACCTTAATGATAATGGTATACCAGATTCTTCAGAGATTGCTGCTAATGCTTTAGCTCAACAAGAATTATCTTCTAGAATGTTCTTAGAACAATCTAAGATAGGACATGATAAATCTAAACATGAAGCTCAAATTGCATTAAAAGATAAAGAAATAAAGCTCAAGAATGAGCTTGAAAATAAAAAAATTGAAGCCATAAAAATTCAAAATGCTAATCAGATAGAACTAGCTAATAAGAAAGCTAAATTAGATAGAGAGATGATGGATAAGAAAATGCAGATTGAAAAAATGAAAATTGCTTCCAAACCTAAAACACCTAAAAAATAATGAGTAGTTTAAAACTAACACCTCCAGCAGCAAAGACAAATCCTTTTGTAAGTAAGGAATGTATTGATATATTAAACTTTAGAATTGAACAAGAAGAATATTCTTCAAGATTTTATACTGCAATGTCAATGTGGTTAAATGACCATGGGTATTTAGGTGCTGCAGCAGTTTGGGAAAAAGATGCAGAAGGAGAAATGGTTCATGCAGGTTGGGCTAAGTCTTTCTTATTGGATATGGGTATTACACCTAAGACTCCAGCATTGAAAGAACCACCTCAAACATTTACAGGTTTACCTGATGTTATTAAACAATCATATGCTCATGAAATAATGGTTACACAACAATGTAATGATTTAGCTTCACATGCTATGAAATATGGTAATCATTTATTATATCAGTTAGCTATGAAATTTTTAACTGAGCAACAAGAAGAATTAGGAAAAGTACAAAACTTAGTTGATCAATTAGAAGCATTTGGTGAAGATAAGATTGCAATGAGATTATTTGATCATGAACTAAAAGGATAATGAATGTCATTAATTCACGAAGTAAAACAAATACTTTGGGTAACAACCCCTCATGGTGATGGTATAGTATTATTTATAATGGATTATGGTCCACAAGAAAATACTGTATTTGTTGTAGCACTTGAAGAGAATGGTATAATAAAACATTATAATAGTAATGATGTTAGATTATGTAAAAATGATACTTTTAATATAAATAAGAATGTATAATAAGTTACCAGTAAAAGAAAGAATAGAATTGATGAAGTCTTATAGAAAGGCTAACAAAGATATGTCTTATCGTGACATGGTTAAAGATTATAATGATAGTTATGAGAAGTTTCAAGATGGTGGTAAATATATAGTTAAGTCTGGTGATAATTTATCTACAATTGCTAAAAATTATAATACTGATATAGGTACTATTCAAAAATTAAACAACATACAAGATGTTAATAAAATAGGTGTTGGTCAAAATATTGTATTACCAGAAAGACAAAACAACATTGTTCAACAACCTGTTAATACACAACAATCTGCAAATTTAGATAGTTATGATTTTAATACAGCATTTAAAATAGCTAGACAAGAATTAGGACCAAATAAAATATTTGAACATAAAGGTAAAAAATTTGGAACTAATTTAAAAAGAGAAACATTTGTACCTGATAAAGAAGAATTAGCTAATAATAATATGTTAAATGATTCAACATTAACTCATTTAACTGATCAAAATAAAAAAGTTAAATCTATTTATACAAGTAAAGAAACTGTTAAGTTACAACCTACTTGGAAAGAATCTACAGAAATAGAAAAACAAAATCAGGAATTTAATAAATTAAAAAATGCAGAGTTAATTAATAAATACCAATCTATTAGAAATCCTAATGAAAAATATATTATTGTAGATAAGAAGAAAGGTAAAATGCATGTATATTTAGGAGGAAAAGAAATTGAATCTTATAATGTAGGTACTGGTGAAAATAAAGGTGATGAACAAACAAGAACTTGGGTAGATAAAGAAACACATAAAACAGATTGGTCTAAAGGAAATAAACAAACAGGAGCAGGAGTTTATACAATATCTTTTATTGATGAACACAATAAGCATTATGGTAATGTTCCTTCTTTTCATTTAAAAAATGAAAATGGTGTAGAAGTACCAACTGCTATACATGCTGGATTTGGAGATAGGTTAAAAAGGATTGCAAATAATGATTTAAATAATAATGATCCAGAAAGTGGAAAAGATACTAGATTTTCTAATGGTTGTATAAATGGATTATGTAAAGATATGACTGATCTATATCAAAATGATTTAAAAGCTGATAAAAAAGGAAATCAAGGTACTAAAGTATTTATATTACCAGATGATGATAATAATTTTTATCAGATAAAAAATGGTAAGTTAAATTTAACAACTAAAGAATATAATCCTAATGTAGCATATTCTCCTAAAAATCTAAAAGCTAATCCTGTTAAAATAAATGTTACTAATGAAGAAAATAATACTCCACATGTAAAAGGAATGGCATATACATTAGAAAAACTTAAATCTACTTTAATGAAAGATGGTAAAG